CCAGTCGCTCCGCTATGATAAAAATTTGTCATACAAAAATTTAATTATTATCTATTTGCTCTAGTTTTCTTATTGCCCATTCTACTCCTTCAGTTCCGCCCCAAGCATCCCACATTAAGCCTCCGCACCCTTCATCGTAAGGAACATCTTTATATTGTTGATGCCTTTTAAATGAAGCCATTCTAGCAATCGTATCTCTTGTAATATTTTCGCGCTTTGCTAGTTGGTTTGCTCTTGCTTTTCCAACCGCAGTACCACAAGAACCCCAGCCATTCTTACTCGCATATTCTACCGCTCGCCTTGCGTTATTTACCGCAGCTTCTGGATAGTCATTATAGCTATCTACAAATTGGCCACTTGCAAGGATTGCTTGCCAAACTTCCGTAGCTTTTTCTTCTGTGTCATAGACGCAAGCGCCTCCACCGATTCTGTACTTTCCGTTACTACATTTAATTACTGGCATTACCTTAATAGTTTATTATAAATAGCCGTTCTAGCTATATTGTGGCGAAATAAATCGTAATGCTTTCTAACGTATTCGCCATTACTTAAGCCGTAGTCTTCTCGCATATCTTTGCTCTCTGCCATTCTTCTTAAATCCTTTTCCCAATTAGTAACTGGGAAGATGGTCGGAATGTCTGCGTAAGGATCGCGGTTCATTGCCATAATCGGAATGTTCTTAGCTCCAGCTTCTAATGCCTTTAGGTTTGACTTTAGCTTATTAAATCTATTATCAAGCAAAGGAGTTACAAGTATGTCGGCCTCAGCATAATGGTTCATGTAAAGGTCTACCGGTAAGCTCTCAAGTATTTTATAATCTAGCTTTTCGTTGGCCGTGTAGATATTTGCCATCTCGTCCCAATGCCATTTATTAAATTCATTCCATCCGCAAAGTAGCATCCTAGTATTTGCCACAAATCGCTTATCTTTTGACAAAGCATAGATAGGAGCTTTGAGTTGCTTAATGTCTGGATAATGAGTAATGCTTCCAGTATGCGCAATAGTTACCTTGTCGTGTGGAATCTTAACAATCGTAAACTGGTCTTTGTCAAATGGCAAAGCGTTAGGTATTACTTTGCAATTCTTGTTAATCTTAATTATTTCCGCCCATAGCCTTGAATGAGTACAAGTAACTAGGTCTGCATGCTTAATGTAAGATTGGATAATCCTAGCTATTCCGTTTAATCGATAATTAGAATAAGATAAATGCTGAGTAAATAGTTCCCAGTAGTCATCAATATCTACCACCAATTTAAAGCCATACTTCTGCTTCCACTCTAGAATCTTAATTAAGCTCTCAGTCTCGCAAAAACGATTGACAAGAAAGATATTAATCTCCTTCTCCTTAATCATTTCTTCCGTTGGAGTATCGGTTATTAGCGCATACTCCTTTTCCATTGTAGACAAAGGTAAAGCGATTCGATGGTATGTAACTCCGCTATGCCTGCTTCCGCTTCCTAGTATTCTTAATTGGTTGCTCATTGTTTTCGGTTGGTTGTAATGCGTTGCGCTTCTCCATGAATTTTATTCCATCGTAGTGCGCAGATAATCTTTTAAGTAAATCAAACACGCAAGCGCCACACCATGCGTTTAATACAAATTGCGCATCTAAGTTGCGTTGGTAAATTCTAGTATATTCGTCTAATATCGGAAAGTCAATATGTCTGCTAAATCCAAGCTTAACCGCTTCGAAGTTAATAATATGCTCCTCTAAGAATTTAATGTCTTCGCTTGTCATAGTTTTAAAAGTAATCTGTAAAGCACTCCGCCTACTACACCAGCTACAAAGATAGAAGCGATGAAGCTTACTAGATTGTCCGGCATCAAAAACATAATCATTGCAGACCAAGTGCTTAGACAAGGTACGCAATTAAATGGCTTAAAGTTTAAATAAAAACTTTTATGCAGGTTTGTCATGTTTACAAATACTGCAAATGCAATCGCGGCTATTATTATCATGTGTTATAAATTTCTTCTACTACTAATTCCCAGTAAAAACGATCATCAATTTTTAGCTTCTGGTCTTTCACTACTTGACAAATAAACAAAGCAAACTCCTTAGCCTTCTCCTTGTTACCGGTAAAGTAAACTCCTTGATTGACTAGGTACTCAGCTCGCTCGTATGGTTTTAAGTTATCTGTCATCTCTTAGCTTTTTTCTGATTATGGTAATCGCCTTAACTACGCTTTGGTAAGGTATCTTAGTTTTTCGTGATACCTCTGTCTGATTGAATCCTAAATCAATCCAAGCCTCTAGCATTCTATCCTCGTACCAAGAAAGCGATTTACGATTTTCTTCTACTTTGATAAATAGCAATTCTTTGCCTTCCTTAGAATTGTCTTGTATATCTGCTAGATTTTCAAAGCCTTCAATGCTTTCGTACTTAGCGCGGAAGTTCCTAAAAAATGGCTGATTCATCGAAGTCGAATAAATCATATTAAGCATGCACCTAACTAGCCAAAACTTTAAACCGCCCAAGCCGTTGTTATTATAAATGCTCCAGAACTTCTCGTCTGTAATCGAGCAAAGACTAACAAACATCTCTTGCCTCAGTTCATCTCTCAAAGAAGCTGGTTGCATTTTTCTTAGCGCGGAGGATATCTCCTTACTTTCGTAAAGCTCTGCAATTAGTTCGCTTCGAGTTTTAGGTTTCATCGTTCTTTTGATTTTTGAATAATCATATAAATCATAAAAACAATAAAAGCCACTTCCGCAATAGCTACGAAAATGGCTTCAATAATTAATCTATCCATTCAGTTTGTTTATTTCATGCTCAAGGTACCATATGGCTTTTAAAAGGTCTTGCTTTTGATTGCCTTTCTTGTCAGCTCGCAAAATATACTTTATTGCGTTTCCAGTATTAAAGGTCAATCCAAAATCGTCTATGATGTCTATGACCTCAAAGCGATTTCCTTGATAATGCGGAGGCGAATTTACTAGGTCTACCTTTACTGGCTCTGGTATATCCTCTATAATTATCGGCATGTCATCCCAAACCTTTTCGACAAACTCTTCCATGTTAATCTATCAAATTAGATATAAAGCTTCTTTCTAAACAATCTTCTGCGTTGGATGCTGAACGATAAAACGCGTCCTTAAATTCCAGCTCGGTAAATAACAATGTATTGTATTGTCCGTTGTAATTTAATATAACGGCATAGTACTCTTCCTTTGCCGCATTGCGCTTGTCCTTATTAACAATTCTTTTTACTTGTCCTACTCTTACTTTCATTGCTTGTATTATTTTAAAGAATCTAAGGTTTCGTTAAATGTAATAAGTTCAACAATTTCGCCATCAACAAATCTGCAAGTCCCTTCATTGTTTCCTTGTTGCTGAATATCCTGAGATAATTGTGCAACTATTTCTTGATCAATCCAACTTCTTACAATACCGCCGTCTTCGCTTCTTGTTGTAATCTTTACAAATTTTGTCATTTTGTTAATTGTTTAGATGTGAATTGTTAAATGTGTCACAATTTTTTAAAAATATGTGACATAAATTTGTGCTTTAAAATACCCGTTAAGGTATAAAAACTAGGATTTTAATATTAAAGACAATCAAAAGTGTTAAATGTTGCACTAAATATAGTATAAATCTATAAACTATTTTTTAATATTCAATGCTAACTCCCTAAAAATCAATATCTAAGCCGTAAGATTTAAGCAATATATTTAGCTGAGTATTTAGTCCTTCGTGTCTTACTTCGTCCATCTCAGCCATTATCATTCCGAGCTTAAAAAACTTTAGCATTACATCTCCAGCCATAACATGCTGGTCTACCGCATCGCCATAAGAACCTTTAGCGTAAAGCTTATCGGTTATGCCTATTAATTCTTTTAATAAGTTCTGGCTTTTAAATTTTAAGGATTGCTTATTGTAAATGGATTCACGGAAGTCATTCTCAATGTGATCTACTAACGCGTTGGTTAGTCCTGCGTAAATTACAAATGTCTCTTTGTCTGTAAGCTTTTTCATTTTGATTGGTTTAGTTTATCTTTAATCATTTTAACTTTTAGGAAGCTAAGTAACTGCAAGTATCCCTCGCAATATAATAATCTTTCTCGATTGGTTCGTAAACATAATAATAAATCATTTACAATTATTCCGTTGCCTAAGTCAAGCTCTGTGTTTGGTTCTATGCTTTGTGCATCAATCCAATCAATAGCTCTCTGGTAATTACTTGGAATCTTCATAAATAAAAATTTCAATTCTTAGATTTAAATACTAATAAAAATTTCAATTCTTGGATTTAATTTGTCTATGTTCTTTGTCATAACTAGCCTTACGCATAGCCTATCGTTGGCTATAATACCGCAGCTCTGCAAGCAATCTAAAATAACCTTTGCTGCGTTGTCTAAGTCTGACCGATTAGACTGAAAGTAAACAATAATGTTTATACCAAACTCTACGTTAATGGTATCGTGAACCGTCAGCGTTTGAAGCCTAAAGCTCTCTTCGTACTGGAGTAATGGCTTAGACTTATAAAGCCGATTATTGCCAATACGATAGCCGTTAGATTTGCTAGGCACTTGTCCGTAGATAGTAAAGTTTATCATTACTTATAAGTTTCATTGTAATATTGTTCGCCACCTCCATTGAATAAATAATAACTATAACCTTTGTCAAAAGCATTTTTTATCTGCTCTTTCTCCATTTGTTTGGCTTTATGAACCATTAAATGAATACCTCCAATTTCTTGAGGAAAATATTCTCCAAGTTCTTCTATTAACCAATCTATTGCCGTTTGTTTAGTTTCCATTATTGTTCGAATAAATTGCCATATAAAAATCCTTTATTATAATTTTCCATTACACATTTTTTCTTTCTCTTATTTGGATTGATTGAATATAACCAAATTCTTTTAGGCAATCCAACTTTGACAATTGCTTCTCCTTTTTCTACTGCTTCTCTCATTCGATAAGAATAATCTCTATCAATTGATAAACTTCTAGGATGATAAATTTTACCTAGCCAATCTACATATTTTGTAGGACTTGTTAATCCTATTTCTTTAAAATTAGAAGCTTTATAAATTGTACCAGAATGCCCAACAGTCATATCGCTATAAGACAAAACATTATCATAATCAGTATTGCAAGTAATCCATTTAATAATTTGACCTAAAAAATAACTTTCACTATTACAAGGTGAACTATCTAAACAAGCCATTCTTCTAATGTCAATGCAATTATGATATTTTTTTTCATGTCTTGGTTTGCCCAATACGCTTCCTCCTACAAGTTTGTCATCCATAAACATTGCAAAGCAAATACTAATGCCTCCGCCCATGTGCGCTTTCTTGTAATGAAATTCTTCAAAAATGTGTCTAATATCATTAAACTTACAAGTTTTAATTTTGCACCTTGATTTGTCTAATTTAGTTTCCATTACTGCTTTATGATTAAAATTCCAGACTTAGTATATCTGCCCGGTTCTAGTTTCTGATTCCAATAATCTCTGTCAACTTCCATTTCAAAGATTGGCTTGTTTACTTTTAAAACAAAGCGTTGTTCGATTTGCTTGACCTCTTTGGTTAGTATATTGTAAATTACTAAACCGGTGCAAATAATAGTAACGATGAACGTTAGTAGTTTGATTGTCTTTATCATTTTTTTAGTGTCTAATTTTCTATCGGTTTAATCTTTCCGTCTTTGTCAATCTCTGATTCAAAGTTAACCAGGTCATTAATAAACTCTTTGTAAGCCTTAGTCTTGCAAGCTACCTTAAACTCTTCGCCTTGAAGATGCTTAAACTTCTCTGCAATTCTAAGCTTGTCTTCTACTGGAGTTGTGTAAATTCCAAACTCACTTAGGTAATCGTACAAAATGTGCAAACCTCCAGCAATCCAAACAAACTCTTTCTTTGCCTTCTGCGCCTTCCAAATTTCTTGAGCGTACATGTTTGCAGTTTCAATACTTTGAGTCTTTAAAACGCTATCACAAGGCTTTGGCTTGGCTGGTTCTTCTTGCTTTGGTATTGCTCTTGTCTCAGTTCTTGCATAATCTAAGTAAGCGTTTACAATTCTAGCAAAGTATTCGCATGAAAAGTTCTCGTAAGTCTTGACATCTACTGTAAATCTTCCAGCTACTGCAAGCTCAAATGCTAACTTAATTTCTGCGATTGTCTGATTTGCAAAGTTTGTCTTTATAAAATTAATTAAGACTAGCTTTTCTTCATCCGTTGGCAAGTTGTTTCCCCGCAGTCCTACAAGAATCATAACATAGCGAAGCACTTGCTTTAGGTCTTCTTCGCTTTGCTTTCTGATTGCTAAACCATTTTGAGCTTGAAGAATCTGGATGCCTAAACCTTTACCAATTTCTAAGGGCTTCCATTCTGTCGTGGCTAGTTCCCTTTGGTTTGTCGTTTGAATTTCCATTGTTTGGTTGTTTAGGTTCAAATATACCTTGATAATTATTTGAAATTGAATAGTTAATAGCTGATTCTAATTCTTCATCACTTTTATTTTCCCAAGTTCGTATTAATTGTTTTATTCCAGTAGGTGTATACTTAGATTTTTTTTCTTTCTTATAAGAAAACCATCTATTAAATAATTCATCCCTATAAGAGATAATAAACAATTCTTGGTATTCTTTTTCTTCTTCTTTTTCTTCTTCTTTTTCTTCTTCTTCTTGTGGATGTGTATCCATACTGTATAGATACTGTATCAATACTCTATTCTTGACCTTAGAAAGCTCTTTTTGTACACAAGCCAAAACTTTGGGAGAAGTTGAGTCATTAAACTTAACCCAATTAAGTAAAGCTATTTCGTTAGTTTCTTTAGAGTATCTAATCTTGTTATGCTCTTGAAAAAAGTCTATTAACTTTTGTACTGTCTCCTGATTGTAACCGGTGTCAAAAGACATCTTGCGGATTGAAGTTTCATAGATTCCGCACTGGGTAGTATTATCATTTGTCATTAAGTACAAATAAAAATACTTCTGCTCTGGTGTTAGTTCTCCGACAAATGAATCTGTCCAGAACGTAACTGAAATTTTCCTAAATGCTGCCATATTAAAAATAAAAAAGCCAGCGATGCGTAGGAGTGCAAAGCTGGCTCTGGTTTTTAAACCTTGTTAATTACCTAAGAACTCCTACCCTCTTAGCTAATTGTGTTATAAATATAAAACTATTTGTCAGAATTACAAAGCCTTTTCGAGAATATTCCGAAGTGATCAGGGAAATCTTTCTCAAACTTCCTGGCATAGTCTGCCGTAAAATTGTTGTTACATTTGTACTTGTCATTACCAGATACCATTGAATGCCATCTAATGACTTCAAAAATCTGTTTGGCACCGATACGCTTGTAGCCTCTATTTATTAGCTGAAACGCGTACTTCTTGAATGCTTCGTACACCTCCGGATTCTCTTCGTGATATTTTATAAAGCTTCTCATTTCTTATTAAGTTTAGTTTTTTATAATTAAGTTCTAATTGCTTGGACAAGTTCTCTTGCCACTCGTTAAATGTTAAATCTTTCATGTGTTAAAAAATAAAAATACAAATATTAAATAAACAAGTATGCTTACTCCAGCTCCTATGACTCCTATGAAAGCCATGAACTCTGCGGCATCGTAATGCCTTTTAGATTTACCTTGATAACTCATGATTAAGTTGTTTAGATTCCATAACTAATTTTACCTCGTCCATTACTTCCTCGTTTTTTACTTTGCCATAGACTACTGATTGCACTAATGGCATTGACCATTGTCTGGCCGAGAATGGCATGACTCCCTTTTTGTTTAGGTTGTCAGCCACCTCTTGATATAAATTTAATTTCTTAATTTTCATTTTCTTCTTCGTTTAATTCCTCTTCTATCTCTTCTACTTGGCCGTGATCTCGTCCTATCTTTTCTCGCAGTCTTACAATGTCTTCTGGTGTTTCGCAGTAATGCCTTTGCCAGAATGTACGATAATTTAAGTGAGACCGGTAAGTAAATATGTAGTTAGATGGCTTCATTTCCGATTTGCTTTTTAGTTAGATAATCTCTCAAGTCTTCACTAATACGACCAAGCTCTACCTCTTTGGCTAAATGCTTGGCCACCACTTGCTGGTAAGCTTCGAATCCTTCTTTGCTACCGTTAAGGATCATGCGTAAGCTAATACGCATAAACTCGAATTCTGCTATCTCTTGGCTAGTCATTAGAAAGGTAGGTCTGATTTTGAATTACGAACTTCTTGCATGTGTCTTTCATTATCAATCGCCATGCTCATAGGATTGATTTCTCGTACTGGAGCGCTTGACTTCTCCCAAGTATCTAATTCCATGTAGTACTTGCCTGACTTAGCCGAGTTAATCTTTAAGTTAACCCAACCATTCTTTGAGTTTGCTTGTAGGAACGCAATTGCATCCTCTACTTTGACCGACATATTACCGACCACCCAGTCCGGAGCGTTGTCCGAACGTTTGAAAATAAAACCATCTGCGAATACTTTTTCTTGCTTTTCCATTACTTTGTTAGTTGTAGTTTACGAGTTGTGAATAATTTAATATCTGATTCTGTTAATGCTGATTTATACTTGGCATAAAGGTTTTCTAAATCCTTTCCATTGTGGCACAAGTCTAATAATTCTGGAGTAAATTCTGGCGCTTTGACTTGTGTGCCAGCTGCATCTGTGTCTTTGTCGGTCACTAAACCAAGGCAGCTCGAAAGGCAGTAACGACGAAAGTAGGAAACACCCGCTCCGTAAGCTTGGTAATCGTTCATGCTTCCAAGTTTTACCTTTGGTATTTGCGTGAAGCTTTCTAGTTGCTCTCCGCTTTCTACATGAAATAGAATAGTTCTTATGCCATCGTTCTCTAGGAGCTGAGTAAAGCAAAGCTTATGCTTTTTAAGTAGAGGATTTATTACGCTGAATATTTGTGGCAAATCTGCGTAGGTGTAGTTATGGCCTTTAGTATCCTTGTGGATAATAGGGCAGTCGTTTTGAAAGTCCGACAAACTTTTGATTAAGTTTTTCATTTTAGTATTTGGACAAATTTAGATTTAGATTTACTTGTTTCGTTTTTAATTAAATCCTTGACTTCCCAAAGCTGAGGATTGTACGACCAGGTCATAGTATAGTACCCAGCATCGTCTTTAAATTGCGCCTTGATCGTCTTCATGATAAGATGGAATAAAACGCGATTGCTAATGCCAAGAAAGCTACTTGCTTTGCGAATGGGATAATGTCAGCCTTGCTGAAATCTCCGATTAAAAGAGTGATAATGTTTTTCATTTTGGTAAGGTTTAAGATTGCCAGAGAATCCGCTCTGGCTCGGGTTTAATTAATATTTGAATACTAGATATTTTGGAAGTTTTTTGCAACAATCATTACCTATTGGAAAACAACCTTGAGAATCTGCGCCATCGTAATTTTTATCTACCGCTTCTAAACCCGTTGTCATGTGAATCCATTTTGTTTTTTCTGTGATATTCATTGGCTTTTCGCAAATGATACATGGTTCTTGATCAACCTTAAATTGGTAATTTTTTTCGTTTTCTACAAAAACATTTGCTAAGTCAAATTTTATTAAAGTTTCCATTTTGTTTAGGTTTTTCGATTGCTTTGTTGCTTTCGATATGTCAAAGGTAATACTTAATTTGTAATAAAAAAACTTTTTTTAATTTATTTTTTAATACTACTCTAATATTTGCCTAACAAATAACCTTTTATTTGCACAACAAAAAAGCCACCAGATAAAATCCAATGGCTTTCTTTACTAAACCTAAACCTATAAAAATTATGAAAACAAAAACAAAGCTATCAAAAAATATGTGAAAGCCTAGCGACTTGACCAAATTCTTTGTGATGGATAAATCCTTCTACCGCTTTGGTCGCATGCTGATAAGCGTTTCTGTGATGCCATGAATCCGTTCCACTTGGAGATCGTAAGCTCTCAACCGTTACTCCGATATAATCCTTGCTTATCTTATGATGCAAGTGATGGCTATATACGTATCTATGCTTAGTATCTGACCAATGCTTTGGAGACTCTTGCGCCATAAGTAAAGGTAAGTCTTGTGGCTTTGCTCCATCGCCATGCGTTGTGCCGATTAGATTGCTTCCATAAATGTAATACTTACGATGCGCAATTGAACAATCAAATGTAATATTTGGCGAATTTCTAAACCAGCTCTGTATGACATCTGCCAAGAAGAACCCATTTGTGTAATCGTGATTGGAAGGATTAAATACAAAGTGTACATCTGCGATTTGCATAAGTAATTCCAAAACCTCTACATACAATTGTTTAGCAATAAGGAAACTTTCATACCACATGCCGTCTGTATCCTGCGGAGTTCCGCTTGTAGTCTGGCGCTTAGGAGTATCAATGTGAAGTATGTCATTGCCTCCAATAAATAGAACCTTATCAATGTTAAAACCAGAAGCTTTCTGGATAACTCCGCGAACTCCTTCCAGTACTCGTTGAACTGCAATCTGCGAATTGTAATCCTCGCCAGTCTCAAATGAACTTGCAAGCTTTCCTATGTGAATGTCCGCAGGATCAACAACCAACAAATGGCCGTCTACAATATTGCTACGGATTATTGTTTCATACTTAGGCGAATGCTCGTTCATTGATTGAACTATTTCATCGCGAATCTCTTCGTAGCTTTTGCCTTTCTCGCCTTTAACATGAATGGAATACTGCTTGCCCTTAAACCAGTAATTGGAAACGTTCTCTAATGGTAGACCTATCGCATCGCATTCGGTAGCTAAAGCTGGATGATGGTTTAAGCGCTTATGCCTTTGTACTCTACGAAGTAAAGCAATTCTTAAAGCATCCTTGTTAATATGCGTATAAATGTCAAGTAAATGCCTTACGATTTTACCTTGACTTTCAAACTGCCCAGTCTTATATAATTCTAGCGCCTCTAGACTTACTTGTTCAGTACTCTTATTAGCGTTGTTGCTCATATTCGATCATTAATTGGTCAACAAGAAACTCTAGATTATTAGCGAGCTTCATGCGTAGTACGAATGTACTATCGTCCATTTGGTTTACCGTCTCAAGAATGTCAAGCATTGTGCCTAACATTTTAACCGTACTTAATTCCTCGTTTTGCGTTTTGCCCACCGGTTCTATTTCTATCTTATACATAAATAGCCAAGTAAGATAGTTGACAAAATAAAGAAGTTTCTTTGCCAGCCGTTACGCGTTCTTTTCTTTTCGCTTTTAAGCAATGATTTTTCGGTCTCCCATATCTTTGCTTGCTTAGCGTAACTTTCGTCCGTTAGGATTGAGATATAAGCCTTTGAAAGTGAATCTTTCTTTAATAGTACCTTGCGCTCTTGCAAGTCGTGGATAATTGTATCCATTAGCGTTACTGGAATGCTAATATTCTTACCGAAATTTGGAGTAGTTCCGTAGAAAATTTGTCCGCTGGCTATCTGTGTAAACAAAAGGAATACGATAGATAACAGAATCGATTTTAATAATTTGCTTTTTAAGTTCATTGGTCTGAATTAATGTAGTTTTAGCTTGATTATTCGTCCGTTTTTTTGTCCAATCGTTGTAAACATAGGCCACAAAAAACAAAAGCAGTAACATTGTTACCGCCTTAATTACATTAGTATACTGGTCAAGATTCATATAAGTCAGCTTCTGCCATTCTACGATTTGTCAATCCCTTTAAAACTTTGCCTGCTGCCTTATTCCATTTAAGGAACTCGTTACGAATTGTAACGTCTTGCGGATTCTTGTTTACTTTCTTTAGCAAAGTGCTATTTTTTAAAGCATTGACCCCCACATTATAAGCGAATGCCACAAGCGCATCAAATTGGTTTTGATTAATGTCATCACGACAAAACGAGTCAACTGATTTCTCATAAGTTCCTAGCATATTCATAAGCATCGTTGAAGCTTGCGCTTCTGTGATTGGCTTATCGCTCATTGTAACTCTTAAACCGTTTGGATAGTAAGTTGCGCCGTATCCAATTGTTTTAGCACCGCCGCTACAAATGTAAGGCTTGGCTTTAAATCCCTCAAACCGTTTGATCAGGCTTATTCCCTTTTGGCCGACTGCGCTTATTTTCATTAGGTTTGCCTTCTAGTTTTTGACGAAGCTCTACGTTCTCAGTTCTTAGCGTATGCACTTCGGTTGTTAGTAATTCAATCTTTTCTTTTAGTTCCGCTACTTCCGCTTTCATGTCTGTCGCCATCTCTCGCCAAATCTTAATTGCCTCTTGAACGTTGGTAATTTCAGAACCTTGTATCTCTACTGTTTCTTTTTTCTTGCCTACTAGCCATCCAAAGAATGCAGAGAATGCAGATACAAATGCCGGGAAGATTACGTTTTCAAAATCGAAGTTCATAGCTTATAACGTACCTACTTGAGCTTCTTCTTCTGGAGTTAATGCCACTTCTCTCTCGGTAAGTCCAAGAGTATCTAGCGCCCAGTCAATAATGATTGAATCGTCTACTCCCCATTCTGAAACAATAGATGGAGGAATAATTAAATTACCTTCTTCAATTTGTGGATTAAATTGAGACTTTAGGCAGAAGTATAACGTTTGATATGGCTGATTTAAAGCGTAATTAATTACGTTTAATTCAACACGATCAGCAATTTCTCTAACTCCCTTAACCGGTTCAATAAATATTAGCATGTTAGTCTTTTATAAATACTTCTAATAGTTGCGCCTTAGCCAATACGGTAAAGCTTTCTGAATCTTTAATAAATGTTTTTAACGTCTCTTGGTCTGACTTGTCTAAGTCTAATACCTCGCCTTTAAATAGTTTCTTTGCCCAGTCCCAAAACTTTAAAGCATCGCCTTTGCTTGCTCCAGCTAATGCTCCCGAAAGCATTTTACCAGCGTTTCCTCCTTCAAAAGCAATCTCGTCTAATCCTAAAAAGTCAAAGTTAAAATCTAATTTCATTCTGTTAGTTGTTTGGTTCTCTAATAAATAGCAAAATTAAAATCTTTTAAATTATACGTTACCAAAAACAAAAGTCCCGTCTGCATTTACTTCAATTCTCATAAGACCAAATAATAATTTTGGATTTTGAAATAAACTCTGCACAACATAGGTAAAGCTACCGCCTCTTCCAGAGTTTTGTACAATTTCTTGGCCATTTTGATATAGGTCTGTTTTAATTTCAATAACAAAATATTGATTATTTTGATAACTTGGAAATCCAGAATTAATATAAAACAAATAAAAATCGCCGCCATAGGTTGCCATTACTTCTCCCGTTCCTCTGCCCGGATCTAAATAATTTATAAATGTTAAAAAATTAGAATTTGTATTAGATAAGCCATTAAATGGTTTTTGCACATCCGTAGTAGTTCTATAATTTCTAGATATTAAGTTTAAGTTATTTGGATTATTAGGTATTCTGGAAAATTGATAATTTAATTGAACCGCATAATTATTTGACCAAGTTATACTTGTATATACTTGCTGAAAAGGATAATCATTTACCTTTAAGTAAAATGAAGCATTTTGTTTTCTTTCAACAATTTGTTGTGTAGACTGCACTCTTATATTATTTGGATATGGATCTGTTTCTGTTGTAGCAGAATAATAATCTAAATTCATATCTATATAAAACCTAAAATAGTATACTCCAATGGGTACACTACCTATTGCAGTAATTTGTCCCGCACCAGCAGGAAAATTAAAAGAAAACTGCCAATATCTAGAATCTAAAATACACTTAATTTGCAATCCCGGATAATGACCCGGCAAGTACGCTAAAAAATTAATATTATCTGAAGCAGTTACTCCTTGATCAATTCCCAAAACCGCAGTATAATAAGCTCTATCGGTTGGAACTGCAAAAACTTCTCCCGGTGTGGCTACAACAGCCCCATTACCGCCATAAGTAAAATCAAGGTTTTCAGAAAATGCAGCAAGTGAATATCGTGCTGGAGTTGTAACCGTGTGAGTAAAAGTATTAGAGTTTATATTTGCTGGAAATCCACCACCAGACATGACCGCATTAAAATTATAAGTACCATTTTCTGTCGATCTAAGAATAAATCCAATCCCTTGATTATATCCGGGTTCAAATGAAGCACTTCTAAACATAGAAATAGTATTATCTATTCTATTTATAAACCAGCCCGGAGGAACATTAAATACATCTCTGTAAACTATACCAACTGGTAAAGTAAGATTTACAAAAACCGTTCCGGTAGTAGGTGCAGTATTTGTTCTTACCGTTACAACCATGTTAAAGTTTGTACCCCTTGAAGAAGCAGCTTGTCCGGTCAAAATTAACTCACCAGTTGGATATTGGAAACCACAAGTCCCTTCGCTATTAGCCACATTTTGAGCGTTTGCATCTAGCCAATTATTGGCAAGCCTTACCGATTCATCTCTTGCTTGTGTCTCAGCATCTTGTTGGCTAATAAAACTCGTTCTAGTAGTAGTAAAGAATGGACTCCATACTTGAACAAATGAACCCGTGCCAAACTCTCCGCAGTTGTTACGTTGAAGCGTTCTGTCTCTTCGCTCTGTAACCGTAGCCGTGAAGCTCGCAGTAGTTACTACCGTTGAAGTAGTATTAGAAAAACGAATCGTATTATCGCCACCGCCATTTGTACTAGCTTGGTTGTAATACGTTCCAGAATTAAAGGTTTTAACAATTATAAAAAACGTAACTGATTGACCTAATGCAAGGCCACCAGTATAAGTAATTAAAACGTTTTGGTTTGCTATTGTAGATGTTTGACTTGGCCCGGTAACAGAGCTTATTATAATATTGTTAGGAATTACATCGTAAATAAATATATTTCCACTTGTCGCAGTTTCCCCGTTGTTAGTAACGGTTATTGAAAAGTTAAAGAAATCTCCAGCATTAGGATTAGGAGTTGCAGCTTTACTAATTTGTAAGAATGGCTTTGGCTGACCGCAAGTCTGGCAATATCGATACCATTCATCTGGGAAAACCGTAGGTAAAATGCCGTCTGGTTTGTAAGGCGAATTTTGGTTCAATGGTATTGTCTGCCCAGATATATTTTGCAGTTGTCCAAGCTCCGCCAATGTAATAGAAATCGGAGGATTCTGCAAAGATTCCCCCGTTATTTCATTGTACACATCTGCGAAGGACATTTCGCCCGCACTCTGTAAAGCCATACTATTTTTCTAAAGCAGACAATCTTGCTTGTAAAGAATCGTTTTGTACTTTTAAATCCTTAATCGCCTCAATTAATAAAGCTGATATGTTTCCGTATTCCACACCCATAAGACCATCGTTACCTTTGTTTACAATCTCTGGTAGAACTTTGTCGATCTCTTGAGCAATTACTCCAGCGTGGCGATCTTCGTCGTAGATAGTATTGTAAGTATAGCCAGAGATTTCGCTAACTTTTTGTAATGCGTTTTCTATGCGCTCAATGTTTTTCTTTAGTCGAACATCTGAGTTTGCAGTAATTGAACCAGTCGCTCGGATTGAACCTGAAACGTACAAGCGCTCCCCGTTGTCTGTTCCTGTTCCCAAAAGTGTATTACCGCTATTCTTGATTACTAAAGCATTACTCCAGCTAATTGTATTTCCAGCAGTTCCAGAAGCAGCATACGAAAACACATGATCTCCGTCATTTTGTTGATATCTACTTGCTCTAGCATTAACTAAATATATCCAGTTAACGCTAGTATTTAAATATGCGTTATTTGACAATATAGCAATTCGAGCATCTGCACTTGTTTTATTACCATATAACGCAGTAGTATCTCCTAATTGTAAAGCAACATAACCGGTATACCAACTTTGAGGAGTTACTGTCATTCCTATGTTTCCATCCGAAGAAATCCGCATGCGTTCATTACTATTAGTATAAAATACTAATGGTATTGAGGCAGTCGTTTCTAAATAAGCCGCATCAGAAGCTACAACAAATCCAGCATTTCTTGTTCCTGATACTTGCATATCAAGCCTTGATACGTTTGTACCATTTATTGTAAGACTTATTTGATTTGTATTAATTGAAGGCGAACTCGTTCCAATACCTACGTTTCCGCTACCTTTAATTGTTAAAGCGTTTACCGCCGTACCTGATGTTTTAGTCCTAAATCTTATATCTCCATCATTGTTATTCCAAGTATTATCAAAATATACATATCCAGTTAAGTTACCATAAGAAATTGAACCTTGATTTGCCGTTGTATTACCTAGTAGAATTTGTCCTGATGTTGCATCTCCTTGAATACTTGAACCTCCAGTTACTAATAATCCAGCAACACTTGTTGATGAGCTAACAATATGCACTTTATTAGTTGGGGAAGCAGTAGAAATCCCTATAAAAGTACCATCGTCATATATTAATGAGTTACCAATAGCACTAGAAGAAGTCCATTTAGCATGATAGTTTGTAGTGCCAGTTCCAGTAACTGGATTAGTCAGAACTGCTTGATATTGTGGAATATTTAAAGTTCCTCCGCTAAAAGTTGCAGCTCCAGAAGTTCCAGTAGTAGTAAGCGTAATAGTTCCTTGCTTGCTATTAAAGGTAGACCAATCTGTTGAAGATAAGAATCCGCTAACAGTTGAGCTAGCTTGCTTTACTTGAATGCTAGTTCCGCTACCTATTACAGCTCCAGTTCCTCCAGTAATAGTAAGTACTGAGCTTGTCGCTTCTGTTAAGTTACCAATCGTTAAAGTTGATTGCTTATTATTAAACGTATTCCAATCCGTGCTAGATAAAAATCCATTTGTGCTAGTAGTAGCTTGTGAAATACTAATTGCTCCAGTAGAATTGTTGTAAATTATAGGAGCAGTACCGCTAATTAAAGCGCGAATGCTTGCATCCGTGTAAACCGTTCCTGAGTAGCTAAATACTCCAGTAGAAGAGTTGTAAGAAAGTCCAGCGCCTGCGCTTACTAATGCTCTAATACTTGCATCTGTAAAGACCGTTCCAGTATAAGTAATTACACCCGTAGAACTATTGTAAGCAATACCACTAGCACCCGATAAAAACGTAGCAGTTATGCCACCAAGTCCAGCTAATGTATAAGTAGGCACGTTTAAAACTCCCGTAGAATTAGAGTAAGTACTAGCGCCACTATTGCCCGTAACCGTTAAGCTTATCGCTGCCCTAGCTCTAGCATCTGTAAAGTATTTATTTGTCGGAGTTGCAAGCTCTTGAATGTCATCCGTGTCAAGAACTACCGTACCAACTAAGCCGTTTACCGAAATTACCGCGCCACCGATTGCAGCTTGCAATTCAGCAATAGTCTTTTTAAACAACTGCCCAGTAGTGCCATCTCCTAACGGAAATAAGTCCGTGCTTAAAATGGTAGTCTTAGCTACTAATTGGTTTATCTTTTTATTTGCCATTATTAACTTGGATAATTAAAATCAGTAGGGATTTGACATCTGTTTGATAGCATAGGAAAACTGATTGTTACATCTGCTTTAACTCCTGCTAAATAATCTTTCTCGTTTTCTGTAAAGTATTCTAAAGTAATATTATCGCCAATCTCCCAATCAAATCTAGGGAAGCGTAGCATCGAAACAATATCCTGCGCAATAAGTAACTGATCGGATAATACTTCGGTTTCATTTGACTCGTCTTGAAGTTGTCTATCTAAGAAAAATAAGCTAAAGCTCATGTCCAAAGATTTAAGGTTTATAGCGCTACCAGTAAGCGAGAAGAACATTGCAGGATAAACATTATCAGCTTGCGCTAAGAACTCCCATACATCGCCAAAGTAGACCGTATTAATTTGGTCGTGGCTTTGCGCTATGTCCTTGAGTAACTTGACCGTCTGGTTTAATGTTAGTGATTTTGGCGCCATTTTGCGTTAAATAAATCTTTAGTTTTTCAATGTTCTTTTTACTATAATCTTTCGGCATATTAGCAACAGAAACCAGTTTGACCTTGATACTTTTCTTCGAATGATAAACCACTTCCGCAACCTTCGCAATCGCCTAAATAAATAGTCGTAGAGTAAGCAGAATTATCTGGATGAATTGCATCTAATCCAGAACCCGGATTTAAATATAAATTATACTTTCCTTGCGCTGCATTTTGCTTTAAGAATTTTACCGTTCTCTCAGCGTAGAACTCAGCTCTCTTGCGATACCTAGCTGAAATGTCTAGCAAATCTTGCATCTGTGGCTGATCCGTATTATCCGAAGTCTTGCGAACCAAGCCTTTATTATAAAATTGATAGCTTAGTCCAGTTGGAAGCTCCGATAGAACGTAGTAAACTAGCGTATCTGTGATATAGTTGTCCAATAGTGCAACTTCGTCAGCCGTTAGATTGTTTGCTACGATACCGTCTTGCAAGCGCTCGTATAATCCGGTGCCAAGTAAAGGATGAATGTACATGTCTTGCGCAGTTTTTATCTCTGGCAAGACTAGCTTATCATCAACATTCGCATGAAGACCGCTTCTCTCTTTGATTGTACTTACGGAAATGTATAATGTGTTCTTCATCTTATCCTTTTTTAATAACCGTTTGAGCTAACCATCTGTGCCGGCAACTTGGAGAATGCTCTCCGTTTGGTCTAGTCCACCACCCACCGCGTCTGTCAAATACCGAATACCCAAGTCTTGCGCTAATCGTCTCAATTTCTGCTCTTGAATACAATCTATCTAATTGCATTAAACGTGCGCAAAATGGTCTGCTAGGTCTTTGAGCGCTATTGCGTTGTCCCGTAGGAATGTCTGTTCTCCACTCGTAAGAATAACGAACCATAAAAGTAGTAGTCTGAGCCTTTGGAGCATTCAACTCGCTTAATGGTCTTGGTAAACTTCTCTCTAGCGTTCCGCCTACTTCTTTAATCCTTACTATGCCTCTAGTAGATAAACCTTCTAGAACTCGCTTGATAATATTTACATCTGTCTTTAATGTTCCAGAAATAACCTCTGCCGTAACGCGCTTATCCTTTTGAATTAAGTCTAAAACGTTTGCTTCTAATACCGTTAGCGCTTGCTCTGCAAACTCTAAATTCATCTCCTCCTCTGCTAAAGTAGCACTTGCGCCAAATACCTCTCTTGATTTAAATATAGCGTAGTCTTCTTTGCTCTCGCCAAACTCAGCAAACATGCTAATTACATCATCATCCGAAAACGAAGCTTTCATTTGCTCTGTCGCAGTAGGAATAGCATCGTTGATAGTTTCTGTTTCGTACTTAGATAAATCAATCCCAAGCTTCTCAAGTATCCAAGCTTTCGGAGCAATCTCTTTAATAACTGCCTCTGTAAAGTCGATACCTATTGGCTCTACTGATACTATTTGCATTTCGCTTGAAGCACCATGTAATTTGGCAAGTA